TCAGCCAAAGAAAACGTCGCGCCACCAGTCGCGGAGAATCGCCCGAAAGATGCGAAGGAAGAGCCAGTTCTCGGAGATCTTGATGACGGGGAAGTAGAGCGTCTGGTAGACGGCAGCTGGAAAGGTCCAGCGAGTCTGACTGACCACGGCTCGGGCCAACGGCTCGGACAACACGTAGATCGCCAGCGAGACCGCTCCGTAGAAAAAGCGAAGCGGCAGATCGTCGGCCCAGCCGCGGCGTTCCGACTCCTGAACTGCTCTCGCCGCTGTCATTTCAGAGACTCTCGACTACGGGGACCCGGTAAAAATCGAAGCCATCGCTCATCGGCTCATCCTCGACGTCGATTTTAACACGACCAGGGTGAAGAGCGTACCCGTAGAATTTCGCGGACGTCGGGCGGGTGGAAGCCCCCGCCGAAGATCGAAGAAGCCGTCCCCTCAGCGCACAGAAAAAGCCTCTGGAAAAATCCAGAGGCTTTCTGAAAAAAGTCACCAGGTGACCTAGCGACCCCGACGGGACTCGAACCCGCAACCACCGGATCGACAGTCCTAGAATTCCGTCCACCCGGGTTGATCGTATTGTACGTGCGTCGAGCCGACGGGAAGATCGGTTTCTGCTACGCCGCCCGCTTTATCCCTTGTGTGAGCTCCTTCTCGGTGTCCTCGAGTCGGCGTGCGGCGAGCTCGCAGTATTCCTCCGACTGCTCGATCAGAATCGCCCGGCGGCCCTCCTGCATCGCGGCGACGCCGGTCGTGCCGGATCCGCCGAACGGATCGAGCAGCAGCTCGCCGTCGAAGAACGTCAGCAGCTGCCGCGCGAGGCCGACCGGGAAGCGTGCCGGGTGATAGCCCTGCTTTAACTTCGTCGCGATCGCCTGCAGAATCCAATTCGGCCGCCGCGGCGGCTTGTGCACGTAGCCTGGACCGGAGCCGGTACCACTGCTGCCGATCCGCTTCGAATAGCGTTGAGCCGACGCATAGGTGCGATCGGCCGGCAGCGGCTTCTTGCTCATGTCTCGCGGCTGGCAATCCGGAATCGAGGCCGGAGAGAACCAGAGCACGCGCTCCCACGACACGCGCGGCAGTGTCTTCACGCCGCCCGGGAATGAATTCGGTTTGATCCAAGGGATCTCGTCGACTTCGAAGAAACCCGACTCGCGAACGGCGAGTCGCGTCCGGTGCACGTAGTCCGACATTCCGGTTTTCTTCCGCCGGTGCTCGCGGATATTGACCATCACCGAGCCGGCCGGCGTCAGCAGCGGCCGGAGCGCCTGCATCCAGCCGACCGTCCAGGCCGGATAGTCCTCCTCCGGAATTCCGCCGTACGTGCTCGCCCGCTGCTGCGCGTATGGTGGGCTCGTGATCGCGGCCGCGATCTGCCCCGCGTACAGCTCCTGCAGCTCCTGGAGCAGCTGCACGCAATCCCCCCGATACAACCGGACCGAGTCGCTCGCGAAATACGGTTTCGGCCCCCCTTTCACAAATTCCCCGCGTACGCCCTGCCGATTCTCCTTGGTGCGTCCCTGCACGATTCCAATCCTTACAACTCAGCTCGGCCGCTCGATCGGTCGGGTTGACGTTGAGGCAGCGTCGGGAGCCTTCACTCTCCCGGCGTTGCCGACCTTACAAAATGCAATACACGCGCGAGCCGTCGTCGCTGATCGTGAAACCGCTCGTCGCTCGGTGCGGTCCATCTGGCAACGTGCGTGCCCAGATGATCGACCCACTCGAGTTGACGGCGAGCAGCCGCAGCTTGCCCGACTCGCGCGTGTGATACACAAAACCGCCGCCCGTGGTGCGTATGATCGAATCGTGCAACACGTCGACGGCTCCCTGCGGATGTTTCTGCAGCGCGGCGGCCTGGCTATTCGAGGCCGGCAGCACCAGCGGATCGTCGAGCGAGAGATCCGACGTCCAGCTGCCGACGAGATAATCGGTCGACAGCCGAAAGAGCAGACCGGCCGGCCCGGCCGACAGCGGCGAGCGGTACCACGGGAAAACGTGCGGCGTTGGATCCCGTTCCTCGACGAGCTCCAGATCCGGACCGAGAATCCAGTTCGGCCGATCGCTGAAAGCGGCCTGCCCGTGCAGATTGTCGCCGAACGCGTAAACGTTCATCAGAGAAAAGATCTCGTTATTGCGATCGGCGAGCAGCTGCCCGGCGGCCGAGTAGCGTTTCGCCTGGCCGTCATCGACGAGCACGTCGTCGCCAGGGTAGAACGCCCTCGGGTAGTTGATGCCGAGCGGAATCGACCATTTGATCGAGCCGGCCGGCCGCACGACGTGCAGCCGCTCGAGGCCGTGCAGCACGAGCGAGCCGTCGGCCTGGATCCAGCTCGCCGCCGAATCTGGCGACGGACTGCCGAGCGACGCCGAGACGGTCGCCGTCGTGTTCGATTGCAGGTCGATTGCCTGGTACCAGAGATCGACCGCCCCCCACCAGATCGCCGGACCGCGAGCCGCGATCAGTCCGCCGGCCGGATCGAGCCGGCGACGAAACAGCAGCTCGCCGGAATCGTTGAACGTCTGCAGCTCGCCGTCGTCGGTGATGATCGCGATCCGCCCCTGGTGCTCGTGAGCGAACCGTGCCGAGCGTTGCGACGGACCGGCCAGCGTCTCGAGCTGGTGCCGGCCGCAGACTCCGGAGAACCGCACCGGCTCGGCTCGTGCGACCAGCTGGCGATCGAGCGTTCGATACCAGAGCAGCTCGCCCGTCGCGAGACTCCGGCAGATCAAAACCGGATCCGGCAGCACCGCCGGCGAGAGCAGCGGCGGCTGCCGAGTCTGTAGCGTTGTCATCCGGCCGGCTCCTCGGTCCACAGCGGAGCGAGCAGCCGCAGCCGCAGACCGGCCTGCCCTGGTGTCATTCCGGAATTGTCGATCGCGAGCGGCTCGATCCGGCGGCCGGTGAACTGCGGACCGAACATCAGATTCAGCGCGCAGAATGTGAGCGGACCGCCGACCGCCTGGACCTGCTGCGGCTTGCTCTTAATTGCCGGATGCGTTCGCACCAGCTCGAGCAGCTGCGACTTCGAAGCGTCGGCCGGCAGATCGAACTCGAGCGACTGCTCGTCGATCGTGAGCGTGCAGCGTGCGGATCCCGACGGGAACCCGGTCGGATCGATCTGCTGCACCATCACCGGCCACTGCTCGGCGTGCAGGATCCGCCAGGCACCATACGCCCAGATGCACCAGACGAGCGTCCGGTCGCAGAGCCAGAGCCCCGGGATCGCGTGCTCGACCGTTTCCCGCTTTGGCTCGCCGTTCTCGTAGGTGAGCTCCGGCGGGATCCCTTCGAACGGTTGCGCGGCGACCGATCGCGGCGAGTTGACCGACTCCGGCGGCGCGGCCGACTCGAGCAGCTGGAACTGCCGGAACGGCACCTGCTGAAAGAACTGCCGCCGCTTGTCGTCGGTCGGTTGCTGGCCGAGCACCTGGTTCTCGAAATGCTCGACCGATCGTCGCGTGCGTGCCGCGTCGCGTGCCGAGAGAATGACGCCGTCGCTCATTATGGTTTGCTCGCAATCTTTCCGGAGATCGTGCCGCTGCGGCCGTCGATCGTGCCGCCGAGGTTTCGAAACTCGCAGTCGGCCGCCGATACGATGCGACCGTAGAACAGCCGGCCGGAGTGGACCCGGATCGAGGAAAACCGGAATTCCTCGCCCTCGAAAAAGCCGAGCGCGGTGTCGCCGTTGAACTGCTCGAATGCGTTCCCCTGGTTGGACCCCTGCAGCGTGAACGCCGGCACGCCGACCTCAGTCGCGCCGCCGGTTTTGTGGACCTCGCAGAGCACCTCGTCGTCGCCGACGTCGAACCGCAGCTGCCCGGAGCTCGAGCCGTTCCCCTCGCCGATCGTGATCAGCTTCTGCCCGGCCGGATCGAGGCCGATCAGTAGCGCCGTCGGCAGATACTCGCGATAACCGGCGGCATTGGTTCGCGGCAGTCCGATCGCGGCCGTGAATCGCGAATAATGCGTGATCGCATCGACGGCGAGTCGGATCGTATGCTGCCCGGTGCCGAGATCGGCGATCGCGACGCCGTCGAGCTGCAGGCGTTGCGTGTCGCGATCGTAGCTCGCGACCGTGTAAGCCTGGTCGGCCACCAGGCCGGCTGGCAGCGTGCCGGAGCTGGTGAGCATCAGCGTCTGCCCCTCGCGAAAGTCGGCCAGCTCGTCGAGCACCAGCTCGCCGGCGTCCAGGTCGACGACGAACGTCGTCCGCTGCCGCAGGCCGTACAGACACGGAACCCGGCCCGACTCGAAAATCGGGAACTCGCTCGAGTTGGGAATGCGGCTTTCGCCGGTCTCGACAACTTTCCAGTTGAGCGGATCGTCGAAGTGTAGCCGGCCGCTCGATCGCACCAGCTCGCGCGGCAGTCGCCGCCCGCCCCGGATGAACTCGATCAGCGTGCAGCGTGCGTTCGTCAGGTCGACATTCTGCGCCGTCATCACGACCGCGCCGACGGCGTGATCGAATTCGAACAGCATCCCCTCGGCCGTGGTGCCGGTGGTGATCAGCTCGTCCGGATCGACGAGCGTCAGCGCCTCGACGGCCGAACGGTTGGTCGCGGCGTTGGCGTTGTAGGCGAGCGCTGCGGTCTGCTCGCCGCCGACGGTGAGACGATACGTCCCGAAATGCGGCGAGCCGGTGATCTGCAGGTGATAACGCACGCCGACCGCCGGCGAGCCCTTCTGCCGCTCGGTGACGATCACGGAACCGCCGTTGCCCCCGGTGCGAATGAGAGACCAGACCGCCGTCTGGTAGCCGGTCTCGTCGTACGGCTCGAGGTGCGACTCGATCCCGATCAGCTCGACATTCTCGCCGGCTCGCGCGTTGATAAACTCGATCTGCCAGCTCCAGGCCGAGCCGTTGACCTGTTGAACGCGCACGTTGCCATTGAGGCCGTCGAGCCGCTCGAGAGCGGTCTGCACGTCCTCGGCCGCCCACGGCCAATAGAGCGAACGCGACTTGCTGCCATAGCGGAGCACGACGTGCCCGTGCGACGCGTAGCCGCCATCGTCGACGATCAGCCTCTGCCGTTCGTTGGCGATCGCCTCGTATGGGCGAACCGTCTCGACCGTGACCGAGACGCCGGAGCCGGCGAGCGTGCCGAGTGACGTCTCGGCCGTGTAGCCCTGCGGCCCGGCGATCGTGATCGAGTAAGCCGATCCGGAGAGCGTGACCGAGCAGCTCGAATTCGGCAGCGCAGCGGCGAGCTGCTGCTGCAGCGCGGCGGCCGTCGCGTTGGCCGGAACGGTGATCACATCGGCCAGAACTCCGTCGGCCCGTAGGGCGAGCTGCCAGGATCCCGACGTCGGCGTGCCCTGGATCTCGACGCCGATCGTCGTCGTGATCGTCGTCTGCGTGACCTGGCCGATCGGCTGGTCGCGGTCCAGGTCGACCCGGTGCGGTGCGTTGAGCGTCGGCGTCGGCAGCTGATTTCCGATCGACTGCAGAATGATCCCGAACCGCTGATAGACCTCGCCGGTGTACGGCCTGGTATGCTCGGTGGAATAGATCAGCACATCAAACACACTCGGCAGCAGCTCGCGGAGTCTGGCCTCGAGCTCGACCTCGGCCCCGGCGAGCGTCGGCGCGGTGATTGTCCGCGTCTGGCCGTTGAGGGTGATCGACATACTCGGCGAGCTCATTTCGCGCTGAAACACCCACTCGGTCTCCCAATGCGTGCCGGTCGTCGTGTGCTCGGTGATCTGTTGACTCGCCAGGCGAACGCCGACGACGCGCAGGTTGTTCACGACCTGCAGCTCGGCAACGTTGCCCAGAGCTGCGGAGAACTCGCACAGCACGCCCCCGGTCGGTGATCCGGAACAAACCACGTTCCCCGCTCCGACGGCCCCCAGAGCCTCGAGAGCGGCCTGCAGGTCGTCGGCGTCGAAATCGTGCGAGAGCTCGCTCGTGACCTGGCTGCCGAGCCGAACGGCCAGCGTGCCGCCGCGCGGCGTCGTCGAGAGCCGCAGTCGCTGCTGCTCGCCGATCGCTCCGGAGCCGTCATTGATCAGCTCGATCCGTGCGACCGGATCGCCGACCGGCTCCTGGTCGAGAATCGGAGTCCAGTACAGTTGCAGATCTGCGATCGGCAAGTCGATCACGCCGGCCAGCTCGCCGACCAGCTCGATCTCGACGTCGTAATTGCTGGCGATCGTGAGCTCGTAGTTCCCCTCGCCGAAATAGGCGTCGCAGATCGCAACGGCCGCCGCTTCGAACACGACCGGCGAATCGTTGCTGCCTTCCTGCTGAATCAGCGTTGCATCGTCGTACAGCTGCAGCACGCCCGGCGTCGCGCCTGGTGCCCCGGTATCGCTGGCGAGTCGGATCCGCCAGGTCGTATTACCTCGCACCGGCTCGAGCTGCGATGCGTCGCACGTCATCAGCGGCAAGTCGAGCAGACCGAGATCGGCCAGGAACTCGACGTCGATCACCTGCGCGCCGCCTGGTGCGTCGCGATAGTGCAGCTCGAGCCTGGGTTGATTGGTTGCGTTCTCGTCGTATCCGGCCTCGCTATGCGGATAGAACCAGATTGTGCCGGTCGAGCCGGCCTGCGTTTCGAACACGAGCAGAATCGAGCCGAGCGGTCCCTCGGCGTCGACGACTTCCTGGATCACCGGAATCAGATCGGCATAGCGAAACACGAGCGCGGCCTGCCCGTTCACGATCGCCGGCTGCGCGACAGCGGCGGCCGTGGTCAGCGTCATTGCCTGCAGGGCGGCGAATGACGTCGGAGCCGGCGGTTCCGAAGACTTCGCAGCTCGGCACGAGACAGAGATCGATGCGCCCGGCGTTGCCGTCGACGTCTTGAGCACCAGCGAGACGAACTCGATCGCGACGCCGGCCGGCACGAGCTGCTCCGGATGCGAGAACCGGACGAACATCGTCGACCGTTTGCCATCGACCAGGCCGAGCGCGTTCTTTCCTTCATTGGTAAAGCCGGTGCCGTCGTGCAGCACGAAACCGTCGTCCTCTTTCTGCTGCGTCTGCAGATAGATCTTCTGCAGTGGCCCCGTCTCGCCCTCGGTGTCCTCGACGAACGTCACGTCGGCATTGCCGACGCCGAGGCCCGTGTCGAACGCGGACTGCCATGCCGCCTCGTCGGCATTCCAGGCGATCGGCCCGATCGTCGCGGCGGCCTCGTCGACCTGCGAGCGGTCGAGCCCGAACGTGAGCGAGCCGCCGGTCGGTGCGCCTCCGATCACGACGCGCTGAATCTCATTCTGGCCGTCGGAGTGGTCGCGAAGTTTCGAAACCACGGCCGCCGCGGTGCCGCCGCGCAGTGCGGAATCATCGATCGACAATTCCGGCACGTCCCGCCCTGCCCACTGGCCGCCGAACTCGATCCGGAACTGCGTCGGCGAGTAGACCGAAACCGTGATCTCGCCGGCCTCGAAACCGTCGAGCGACTCGAGAGCCGTCTTGAGCTCGGCCGCGTCGAAATCGTGATCGACGAGCACGGAGTCGCCAAGAAACGAGAACTCGAGCTGCCCCGAAACCGATCCGAAATTGACCCGCGAGAGCAGCAGCGTCTCGTTAAACGTCGAGGTGCCGCCGTAGCTGATCCAGACCGCGAACGGGATCCCCGGCGCGCTCGCCGTCAGAAGCACGCCGTCGGCGTGCGTCGCGGCCGTCGCGGCGTTGAACTCGGCGAACCCGGCCGACTGCCAGGCCGAAACGACCGCCGCCGGATCCCAGGCGTCGAGCTCGATCGACTTGTTGCTGATCCCGATCGTGATCGAGCCGGAGAAGCCGGCCGGCGGATGCGGCAGCAGCGTCTGCTGCGCGACGTCGGGAGCGTCGCCGCGATAGGTGAGTCGAGACATAGCGAAAACCCTTTATGACTTGAGCGGAAAAACGGAATAGTCGACTTCGGCTCGCACCTTGAAGTCGAGCACGACGACCTCGGCGAGTTTCTCCTGGTCGAGCTTGCCCTCTTTGAGCAGCTCGAGAAACTTCCCGTCGCGATCGAGCAGCTGCGGTTCGACGGCCGGCACGCCGTCGATCATGATCTGCTTGCGGTCGTACTTCTTAACCTTCTTGTCGGTTTTCGGATCGACGACCTCGCGCTCGACGAGCTCATAGAAGCCGCGATTGAGCACGCGCTTCTGCCAGCCGCCGGCCCGGCTTTGCAGCTGAAACCGCAGGTTGCGATAGCGAAACCCCTGCTCGAAAATGTGTTTCGAGCACGCGAGCGACTTGCACCGCAGCTCGCCCTCGGCGAACGTCTCGCCATCGAACGCGAACGCGCCTTTGTTCACAGCGTTGACCATGCCGCGAAACCAGTCCGGTTTTTCCGGAACGGCGACCGAGATATCGGCCACCAGCCCGGGAGACTCGACGACGATGTCGGTGAGCGGCTCGCCGGTCGTCGTGGTGAACGGTTTGCCGTCGAGATCGATCGGAAATGCGATCGCATATTCGACGGTGCTCCACTCGATCTCGGCCGGCCGCTCGAGCGGATTCTCGGCATCACTCACGAGATCGGTCGTCCAGAAACACTCGACGTCCCAGAATCGGCCGCCTTTCTTGTCCTGCGTCGCGCGTCGCGACACGCATCGCGCGAGCGGATCGTCCGGATACGGCTCCCACCGCTGCGGACAGGCAAAATAACTCTTGACGGTGTCCGGCGTATCCCACCCGGTCGAGCACTCGGCGCGGTACAGCTTGCGATATTCCCGCACGCCGTCCTTGCCCTCGTCGTATTCCTCGCCGTTCACCTCGCGCCAGCTGATCACACTCATCAGTTAATTCCCCCCGCTCCAGTTGGTCGTCTGCGGCCCCTCCTTCTGCAGCTCGGTCTTGATCTGGCCGAGCGTCGTGTTCGACGTCGCCAGATGATTAGCGACCTGCTGCAGCGTTTGCAGTTGCTTCTCGTCGATCTTCGGACCGCCGAACGCGGCAGCGAGAACCGTGTTCAAGGCATCGCTGCTGCCGATGTCGACGGCCCGGTTGAGCGGAGCGGCGGCCGCCCGTCCGGCCTCGCCGAGCTGGCCCGACTTGGCGAGCGCCTCCTCTTCGCTTTTGCGGTAGCGGTCGGCCGTCTCTTTGTCGACGACGCCGGCGGCGACTGCCTCGTTGAGCCGCTGCATACTCGCCTCGAATTGCTCGGCCGGTGTCATTACCTGGCGTTTCACCTGCTCGGCGAACGCCTGCAGCTCCTGGTCCTCGCCGCCGCCGAGCAGCTGCGTCTTCTTGAGCGCGTAGGCCCGATCGTATTCCTCGCCGGAGATCTCGCCCCGGTCGAATGCGTCGGCGAGCTCGTCGCGGAACTTCTCGAACCGCTCGGCCGGCGTCTGGATCTCGCTCCGGAGCTGGTCGACGAACGCCTGCTGCGCGAGCTTCTGCTCGTCGATCGCGGCCTGGTCGACCTCCGGATCCGTAGCCTCGGCGACCTCGGCCCCTGGTGCGGCGGGAGCGGTTTCGCCTGGCTTGAGCTTCTGCACTTCGGCCAGCTTCTGCTCGAGCTCTTGGATAAACGCGACCTGCTGCTCAAGCTGGTTGTGCGCCGTCGCCAGCTCCGACTCGGCGGCCTTGTGTCCGGCTCCCAGCGTCGCGAACTTGTCGACCCCCCAGCCGAGCACGGAATTCTTGTCGTCGAACTGCTGCTGCGCCATCTGCTTTCGAGCCCAGAGACCTTGCATCTCCTGCTTTGCCTTCTCGAGCTCGCGTTTCAAAAACGCCTCTTTGCCGACCGGCGTCGAAATCGTGTTCGCGTGCTCGAGGACCCCGGTCTGCTTGTCGGATTTGTTTTGCGCCAGTTTCCGCGACGCCTCGTCGGATCGCTCGAGCTCGTCATTCAGGCCGGAGAGCTCGTGCGTGAGCTCGCCGACGGCGAGCACGAGACCGGCGATCGCGACCGCGCCGAGCACGATCGAGAAGCCGGTCAGCGCGGCCGTCGTCGAGATCGCGGTCGCCCGGAGCACGCCGAGACCTTTGGACAATCCGGAGACGGCGACGCCGGTCGTCTGGATCGCCAGGCCGGCCGCCATCAGCGCCCCACCGGCCGCCGACGTGAACGTCGTGATCTGCAGGATCTGCTGCAGCAGTTCCTCGTTTTGCCCGATCCACTCGATCGACTCGCCGAGCAGCTCGGTCAGATCTTCGATGAACGGTCGCAGCACCGGCACCAGCGCCTCGCCGAGCCGAATCATCGCCCCTTCGAGAGCTGAGAGCATGACCCGAATCGAGCCGCCGATATTGTCGTCCATCTTGCGAGCCATCTCGTCGGCGACGCCGCTCGCGTCGCGGAGTCGATCGGCCAGGCCGGACACGCCGTCCGCCGATTCCGACAGCACGTTCGCCGAGGTGATCCCCAACAGGCCGAACGCCTGGTTCATCTTCGACGTGCGCTGCTCGACCGAGAGATCGGCCGTCGCTTCGTTGATCTCGTCGAGGATCTGCACAAGCGGCTTGAGCTGGCCGACGGCGTCGACGTTGGACACGCCGAAGATATCTTTCAGCTCCTTGCCAGCTCCGGCCGAGATCACCGACAGGCGACGCAATGCCGTCCCCGCCTCGCTGCCCTGGATCCCGACGTTGCCGAGCACGCCGAGCAGAGCGACCGTGTCCTCGAAACTCATGTTCAGAGACTTCGCGACCGGCCCGGCATACTTGAGCGACTCGCCGAGGCCTTCAACCGTGTTGAACGTGCTATTCGCCGCGAGCGTGAGCACATCGGCCACCCTGGCCGCGTCCTCGGCCTCGAGACCGAACTGCCGAATCGTCGAGGCCATGATTCCGGCCGAGATCGCGGCGTCGGTGCCGGTGGCCCGGGAGAGCGCCAGAACCGACTCGGTCATTTTGTCGATCTGCTGCGCCGTGAAACCGGCGCGGCCGAGCTCGGTCATAATCTGGCCGACCTGCGTCGCGGTGAAACTGGTTGTCGCGCCGAGCTGCTTCGCTTTGTTGCGGAGCATCTCGAGCTCGTCGGCCGTCGCTCCACTCACCGCACCGACGGCCGCGATCTGATCCTCGAAACTCGAGAGCGTCGTGATCACCGGCACCAGTGCGGCGGCGGCCATCGCACCGCCGAGCACCATCTGCCGCCCGATCTGCATCGCATGATTGCCGAGCGCCTGCAGCTGCGTCCCGACGCGCTTGAGTGACCGCTCGGCGGCGTCGGTTTTCGAGTAGACCTCGACGTAAGCGCCGCCGGCCCTGGTGTCGCGTGCAGACATTACTTCGCCTCGTACAACGGTCTCAAAATCGAGATATCATCAGTCACGAAATCCGGCTCGCGCCGCCGGTCGGCCTCGTCGGCGTACGGATCGAAATCGGCACGTCGGAACGGATCCACGTCGGCCGAGCGGTGACAGTTGGCGAGCAGAGCCATCAGGTCGGCCGTGTGCGTCCACTGGTCTCGCCGGCGGCCGTCGACCATCGCGTCGAGCTCGCGGAGCGTCAGCTCGTCGGGATTGACGCCGACGATTCCGGCGAGCTCATATGCTCGGTCGATAATTTGCTGATCGCCGAAACGGTCTTGTCGATCTGCTCGTCCTGAATCTGCCGAATCCGCCGGTAGGTCGCCCGCTGCAGTTCCCGCCGGCCTTTCGGGAAAAAATCAAACAGCTCCTCGAGAAACGCCTCGCTCGCCCGTTCGATTGCATCGCCGCCGAGGCCCTCGGCGAACTTCTCCGGCTCGACGCCCTGGTGCTGCGACTTGTCGACGAGCTCCCACAGCAGATCGACAAAGAGCGCCGGATCCATCGCGAGCCGCTGCGGCAGCTGCGGATCCATCAGATCGAAATCCTGCTCTTTGGTGCCGAAGATCCGGCGGCAGCGCTTGAGAACGGCGACGTTGATCGAGAGCTGCCAGCGGCGGCCCTGGTCGTCGGTGAATGCGTGCATCGGATTCCTTTCCGAAGTCGAATAAAGAAAAACAGCGGTCGCGGGATCGCCAGAGCTTGGCGGCACGACGATTCCCGGACCGCGTGTCTCGTTACGCCGCCGGAGCGACGAACCATTCCGGCAGCCCGGACGTCGGTCCGTCGGTCGGCTTCACGACGACGTCATAAACTACGGCGTCTTTTCGAGCTTCGTTGCGGTTCATCTGCATCACTTCAAATTCAGCGTGCGGCCCCTCGCTGCCGGCCGTGTCCTTCGGACCGTTGAGGAAATACATCTCGATCGGAGTCCCGTTGAGAAACGAGTCCATTAGCGTTGCAACGTCGGCGTCGTCCTCGATGTCGAGCACCTGGAAGTCGGCCGACAGAACTTTGCTCGTGCCGCGAGCCAAATCCCAATCGTTGCCGCGTCGCGAAACGTCGGCCTCGTTTTTGTTCAAAGTCAGATTGACGGTGTCGCGCACGATGGACAGTTCAGACTCGCCGAGATACGCCTTGCACTTTAAGCCGATACGAGCTCGAGCCATTGTTTCGAATCCTTTCGAGTGGGAGTGGTCAGGCGTCCGCGAACATTTGCGGCAGCCGTGGTTCGGTGGTTCGGAGAGCCGGCCGCATGAACGGCCGAGCCCGGTACAGATACTGCTTGCCTCGGCGACTGGTCATTCCGCCGAACTCGAGCAGCGTCGCGCCGCGGATCAAGCCCTCGCCATACTTGCGTCGCCGGAGTGGACTCGGCCCGATCACGACGGAACCGCGAGCGGAGTCGAGTCCGTAGAAAATCCCGTTGCGCAAGTCGCCCGCGTGCGAGACCGGCGGCGAGCCTGGTTTGCTGATCGATTTGCGTTTCCGAATCGAGCGTTTCGCGGTGATACGGACCGTCCCCCCGGCTCGCCGGAGAAAGCGGAGATCTTTCCGCGAGAGCATCGACTCGACGGCCCGTCGGTCGAAGAACTGCGAGAGCTTGACCGTCGGCAGCATGTTTCCGGATAGCGTCATGCCGGATCATCCTCCGACAAGTCCTCGAGGTGCCGGATCGTCAGCACCAGCCCGGAAAACAGGTGCCCCGACTCGAGCAGCTCGGCGTCGACGTATGGTTCCTGCCGCATGTCGATGATCGCGAACTGCTCGTCGCCGATCTCGATCAGTCGGTTGCGGCTGATCCATTTGCGGACCCGCCGCACGAGCCGCAGCACCTCGCGAGCTTCCTCGTCGCTGCTGCGGTTGACTCGTTTCTGGAATGCGACCCCGACCTGGTTGTCGTCCTGCGTGAAATCGTCGTCGAGCAGCTCCGAGGCCTCGAGGCCTCCGGGAATGATCGAGACCTTGAGCGCGGCGAGCTGCTGCAGCTCGTGCTCCGGAATGAACGAACGCACGGCCGAGAACTCGCCGGCGAACTGCGCGTTCAGCGAGACCGCGATCTGGTCGGCCAGTTGCACCGGGATGTCGTCGAGCTCGTCGATCACTCTGCCGGCCTTTCCTCGATCAGCTGCCCATGAATCCGCCAGGTGATCCGATGTCGGTCGGAATAACGCCAGGCCGGCTCGCTGCCGCCTGGTGATTGCACCCAATACACAAAAACCGTCTCGCCGTCGGTTTCCTCGATCACGTCGTCGCGCTGCGGCTCCACGGCAGCGCCGTCGAGCACCAGGTCGGCAACGTCGATCAGAAAATCGCGAACTTGTTTTTTGGAAATGAGACCGTCGGCCGATTGCTGGTCGCGGCGCGTCGTCCCGATCGTGGCGATCGGCGAACAGGTGAAAGCGCCCCGCTTATAGAGCACCTCGAGCCCGTTCAGGCGTTTGCGTGCCGCACGAGACGTACGCGCCGCGAGTTTCCCAGCCGTCATCGGTGACGATCTCCCTCAGTGGATCCGGAACCGGATCCGGTTCGATTAGACCGCGTCGGCGACGAGCGTCTCGGTATTCGAGATCGACTCGGCCGCGAGGATCGGAATCTCTTCGTAATCGACCGGCACCGGAGCCGGTGCCCCGGTCGGCGAGTAGGTCGTGCGGGATCGCTGCAGCTGGCCTCGGCTGCGACGGCTCATCGCGATAAACGACGGCCGTTTGTGATCCGGGAACCGCTCGAGCATCTGCGAGAGCAGACCGTCGGTTAAGCCCTTGCCGGCGTCTTCGGTCAGATTGACGATCCGGCCGACCGAGTACTTCGAGCCGATCTGCAGGCCGAGCCAGCCCTCGATCGGCGTGTAGTAACCGGGATATTGCTTGCCGTCGCCGTCGAGCAGCATCTGCACGACCGTTTCGCCGATGTCGATCATTCCGTCCTGGCCGGCCACGGCCGTGACGTCGGTTTCCTCGTCATTGGTGACGATGAACCAGACACTCGAGCCAGTGCCGGCCGTGGTGCCGCCGGCGTCGATCACCATCTCGCTATCGGCGAACTTGACGACGTCATTGTCGGCGAGCCCCTGGAACCCGCCGGCGTGAGCCCCGACGCCGTACAGCAGCTGCTTCTCGGCCTGGAAAAACGCCTCGCGCAGATGCCGCTTTGCTTCGCGAGCGATGAACGTTTCCGCCCCCTTCTTGTGAGCGTCGGCGACCGCCTTATCGCAGGCCGTGTTCGCGCTCAAAATCTTGAGCGTGATCGTGACCAGCTCGTCGGTCGACTTGCTGATATCGCGGCCGGCGTTCGGCTCGCGGAAGCCAACGACGGGAGCGCCGGTTTCTTTGAGGTACTTGTGCACGGTGCCGTCGCTGGCCTCCGTTGCGGCAAGCGCCATCAGAATTCGCGCCCTATTGAGCAGGTCGGACACTTCGATATCCGACGTACCAGCGGTGTCGATCTTCAGAAGATCGGCGAGCGTTTGAAAATTGTTTGCCACAGCCTCGACTCCTTGCGAGAGAAAATGGATCCATCCAGGGAAAAATCAGCGTCGACGTCGCGGTGCTCTTTCGAGCGGTTCAATTAGCGGCGGCCGGCGATCCGGATCGCTCCGACCAGGCCGGTCGACTTCTTGCCGGCGCTGCCCTCCGGCTCGGTCTTGCCGGCCGAAACCGGATCATCTTCGCCGAGTGAGAGCTGGCCGAGTTTCTCCTGCAGTTCCGCGATCTGATCGTCCTTAGCTTTCAGCTCGGTGATCATTTTGCGGTTGTGCTTGTCGAGAGCCTGCTCGAGTGACAGCTGGCCGAGAAAGTACTCGGTGCCGGCTTCACTGCCGAATCGCTCGACGAACGCCTGCAGCTGCGTCCGGCCGTCATCCTGGCCGGTGGCCGGCTTGTCGCTGGCCGAGAGCTCGGTCGAGGATCCGTCGCCGGAGTCGTCGCCGTTCGCGGATCCCGCGTCCGGCTTGCTGGCCGGTTTCGTGGCCGGCTTGCTCGGCGTCTGGCCGCCGTCGGTCGACTGCAGCTCGGTCGTCTTGCCCTGGCCGTCGCCGGCGCTGGCGTCTGGTTTGTTGGTCGTCTTGCCGTTCGGCATGTCATCCCCTTTCGATAATTGGAACTCGAAAAACCCGGAGTCGCGGTGCAGCTCCGTCGCCGTGTTGGCGTCGTATCCGTTGGGACAGATCGCGACGCCGATCAATGACCATTCCCGAAACACGGTCAACGGCCCCTCGTAGGTCTGGCCGTTCACTTCAGTTGACCGCCCCTCCGGGATCCACTCGGCTTTGAGGCCGACGTGAGAGAATTCGATCGAGGCCTCGTACGGTACGCCGGCTTTCGCCTTGTGCGCGACTTCGGAACTGCGATCGCCTGGTGCGGCGCTGATCACCTTGCCGCCGAGCTCGAGCCCGTAGTCGGTCACGTCGAAATCATCGACATAGCCGAGAATCTGGCCGGGATCGTGCAGATAATCGACCTTGATCCGGTCCTTGTGCGTCATGCCGGCGAAGTCGTGCACCATCGGCCCCCAGAACCAATGGTTCAGCACGTCGCCGGAGCGTGCTTTGAGGTGCAACGGCCATTCGTTCTCGGCCGACTGCTCCGACTTCATCAGCAGCGTTACGGGAGCCGAGAGCGCCGTCAGCGGTACTTGCTGCAGATCACTCGTCGGATTGATCGGAGTCGTCGGAGTCGCCGTTGTCGTCATCCTGGCCGCCTTTCTGAGCTGCGGCCGGATCGGCCGCCGGTTGAGGTGCAAATGAGATCGGAACGCCCTTCTCGCGTGCGTAGGCCTGCGCCTCGGCGATCTGGTCGATATTTGTGTAGAAGTCGCCCCGGTTGCGTTCTTTGCAGATCCGTTGCGGCGTATCGAGGCCGGCGGCGATCGCCATCAGATCGCCCCGGATTTCCTTCGCGGGATCCCACCAGGGAATGCCGTCGGGAACCCACTCATACTCGAGCTCGTCGAGCCGCCAGCCCTTCGGCAGCGTCAGTACGTTATTGAGCAGGAAGATCCGGAGAACGAAAAACGTGATCTCGCGCTTGAGCTGCTGCAGGTACTCGCGGCGGTCCTGGCACGACCTCTCGTAATGCTGGACCGCGCCCCGGCTCCCGAAAAAGTTGGTAAAGTTTTCGCTGTAAAACGAGTACGGGATATCGAGCGCTTTCAGCGTGAGCTGAATCATCGACAGGGTGAACGACTGGAACTGATCGCTCGGTTGGTTCGACTCGAGGAACTTCGCATCGTGCCCCGGCTTGAGATCGAGCAACACGTGCCCCTTGCCGAAATCGATGTCATATTCCGGCTCGGTTGCCTCCTGATCCTCGACCGTCTCGTCGTCGTACGCCTGGCCGGTGCTCGCGTTTTTGTAGTTGTACGGCAGCTCGTCGAGATCATCCTCGAGCGCCTTCAGATTCTTAGTGAGCGCGAACGCGAACAGCTGCGAGATTTTCATGCGGCCGAGCGCGTAGTCGAAGTTTTCGTACAGATCCCGCATTGAGTTGAGACCGGACGCGAGCGGCGAGATCCCTCGCACCTGGTCGAAGTTTTCAACGTAGCCGCTATGCCAGATCATCGACGAGGCCGGCACGACCCGCTCCGGCTCGGTCCCGCGTCGCGTCCGCCGGTGGATCGAATAGCTTAGGTGCCGGTAAGCGGCGTCGACCCGGATCCCATGAACCCAGCGCGAGCCCGTGCCGTCGTCGATCGTCGCGTCGGCCGGATTTGCGACCCGGTCGCCCTCGATCCCCTGCAGGTGAGCCGAGAGCCGCGATCCTCTGCGGTTGACGATCTTCAGGAACCCGGCGTCGCCGTCCTGGATCGCTTTCGCTTCGATCATGCGCATCAGCCGCCGCAGCGAGAAACGGCCGGAGATATCGCAGCCTTTCGGCCGGCTCCACGTTCTAACGAGCTTCTCGACGTGATCGTTGAACTCTTTGTTCGGCGTCTGCATCTGAAACGTAAACGATGCGACGTAGTCGAGGTGCTTGCGAATGATCCACGCCGCGAGCGTGAAGTTTCGCCGCAGGTCTCGCGTATTCGAGAGCAGCTGCTTTCGCTTCTGCCGATCGAGCACGCGATCCTCGGTTCCGAGATCGACCGGAGCCGACTTGCGTTTGTTCGACGACTCGGCGGCCGTGTATCGCAGCTGCGTCGAGCGAGCCGGCTCCGGCGTCAATGCGTCCGACGTGCAGCCGCTGAAAATGAGATCGTGCATCAGTCCCCCAGATTGATTGAGCCCCAGCGCGGCCGCCGCTTCGTTTTCCGGTCTTGCCGTTTCAATTCCGCCAGGCGTCGCCGCAGCTGGTCGTGATCAAACTTGATCGTCTGGCCGTCCTCGCTGGTCTCGGTAACGCCCGAATTTAGGATCGCTTCGATCTCGGCGATCTCGGCGGAATGGTCTGCAGGCATGTCAGTCTCGATCGAAAAACGTGCGGTCGATGCGGTGCTGATCGCAGTCGGTGCACTTGGTCCACTGGAGCCGAACGTGCGACGGACTGCTGCCGGTCGGCAGCTCCTGCGTCCGGAAGTACTCCGAACGGTTGGTCGATCCGCAGCTGGTGCACCGCGTCGCCGAGGCCTCCGTCGTCGTACTCTTGGCCGGTGCGGTTCGGCTCGCCCTGGTCGACGATCGTTTCGAGCTGCTCGATCGCTTCGGTTTCTTGGCGTTGCTGGTGGTCTTGCCGGCCTTCGTTTTTGTGGTGCTCATAGGTATTTAACCTTTCCTTTCTTGCGCTTCGGTTTGACGGAGCGGCCGATACGTTCGAAGCCTGGCGGATAGATGCCGAGCGTATTCGCGAGCACATTGCAGCCGACGAACGTGTCGAACCAATGGTTCTCTGTAACTCCCGGCGGCAGCGTCCACTCGGTGACGGTCCGGCCGCTTTTCTCGTCGGTGATGTCTCGCGGCTTTTCGGCCGTCAGCTGCTCGGCGAGAAAGTCGTGCCGGTGACTCTTGCCGCCGTAGATCGAGACGGCTCCGGCCTCGCCGATGTCGGTCGAGAGACGGCGCATCGCCTGCGTCTTCCAGAAATGCGTGTCATACATCAGGTGACGGATCTCGCGACCCTTGGCCGGCGGGATCTGGCATTCGAGCCCGCGCCACTCGCCGCGTTTCTTCTGCCAGGTCGAGATCGGCGAATCTTTCGCGCCGCGAGCCTTGCCGAAACTCGGCAGCATCAGCCCGCCATGCGGCGAGGTGCGGATAAACGAGCGAATGATCGCGGTTGAGTTTCCCCACGCCGCATCGATCGCGAGCCGGTCGATCCGTGCGGCCGATCCGTCATCGCGCGAGAACCCTCGGCCGAGCAGCTGCTCGACGAGCTCCTGCAGCCCTTTCCGGATCGCGACGTCGAGTTTCGCCTTGTATCGCTTTTCGAGCGTCGTCGAGACGTGTTGGGCCCGGAACGTCTTCGCGCGTTGCTCCGGAAACGTGCCGTAGTCCAGGATCCACCCGGTAAACTCTTCAGCCCACGCGCAGACCATCCAATAGAGCAACCGCTGCTGCACATCCACGAACGCCGTCAGGAACTGCGCATCGTCGGGAACGTGCCGGCGATCGTAGCCGGAGACCTTGCGAGCGATCTCGACGGCCGGCCAGTAAACCTCGGTCGCCTGGTCATCCTCGAGCGGTTCGTTCTGGTATTCGCTGGCGAATGCCTCCGGATCCCGGAAATAGATATTCATGGCCGACTGAATCGCGGAGAGCTCATCCTTGCGGAATCGCTGCGGCCAGTAGACCTCGGCTCCGGCGTCCATCTTGGCCCGGTGCTTTTTGTAAAACGCATTCGATTCTGAATGCGGCCGATCGTCGATCATTTCCGACGTCCGGATCTCCCAATACTGCTCCCAGAGCCGGAGATCGGCCGGCATTGCTTTTACCATCGAAACCCGGATCCCGTGCCACTCCGGATGCAATTTGCGGGAGAGCAATCGGTCGGCCATGTCGTCGCGACAAACGACCGTGCAGGTGCAAAGAGCTGAGAGACTTTCGCCCGGTCCGACCATGCCGAGCAGATCGGCCGAGATAATCTGCTCGCGATCGAGGATCTGCTTTTCGGATCCGGCCGACTCGCGCGTCTGCGGATCGTCGATCAGTACGATCGACGGCCGGATCACGGATCCATCCGGCCTGGTGTACTGGCCGCCGCGGACTGCCGAGGTGATCCCGCCGACCTCGAGCACGGCACCGGATGCGGCCGAGCCCTCGATCGTCGGCAAAACAACGACGTCTTTGTTCCAGACGATATCGGTCGCGACGCCCTCGCAGGTCTGGCCGGCCGCTCGGTTGGCGATCCGCTCGAGCTTGCGGATCGGATAGCAGACTTCCGGGAAGTCCTCGAGCAGCAGCGAATTCTTCTCGAGCTCGAGCTTGATCGCGTTGAGAAGTTTCGTCGCCTTCGGACCGTCCGCCGCGATTAGCATCGCGTACTTATGGAACCCATAGAGCAGCGCCCACAGAATCGCCCGCGCGCAGACCGTCGACTTTCCGGATCCTCGCGGCATCGCGACCGCCTGCAGTCCGCCGTCGACGACGGCCGACTCGATCAGCTTGATCACCTGCAGGTGATCGTCGCTCCAGGCGATCGGAAATGCTCGCGGGAAATACGTCTCGAGGAACTTCCGCAGAGACTTCTTTCCACGATTGCGTCGCCGCTTGTTTTTGATCGGTGGAACCGATCCGATATCGCGGCCCTGCGCCGACTGCTCGGCCTGCCGCGCTGCGGCTCGTTTCTTGTGATCATCGTATGCGTCCGACACTCGGCCCCCGCGCGAAAGAAAGTCTGCTCGATATTGCGGCTGTTCCCTATGGCAGCAGCTTCGAATCGATCGGTCGGGAAAGTACCTACTCGCCGCCGGCCGAGAATCGGCCGATCGTCGTCGCCGCGTGAGCGATCGCGGCGGCGAGCTCCGGCGGCGTTGGTAGCGGCCGGAGCTTTGCCACTCGCTCGACTCGTGCGAGCCGCTTCTCCTGGAAGTCTTGGCGCAGCACGGTCACGCGATTCAATGCGACCATGTCGCACAATCGTTGATAGACCTTGCCGCACCAGAACACGCCGCCGCCGAGAACGCCGGCGACCGTGAGCAGCACGGTCAGCAGCTCGTAAGTCGAGAGCCCGAACATTAGACCCGGACCTGCACGAGCTCGGCCGGATCTCGTTTGCTTCTGCGATGAATCGGCCGTTCTCGCAGACTGGCGATCAGCGTCTCGCCTGGTCGACCTGGTGCCGGTGCGATCGGTTTTGCTTTCGGCGGCCGTGGATCCGGTGCGCTGATGGCCGGCACGATCTGCACATACAGCCGGATCCCATGTCTCGCGCAGACCGACTCGCAGAATCCGATCTCGGTCCGCTCCCACTCAGTATCCCGACTGAGCAGCACGATCGCCGCCGGCCGGTTGGTCTGCAGCGAGTACAGCGTCGACTGCCCGATTGCCTGGTACCACTTCGCGACCCACTCGACCTCGCACGCCTCGACCGGCGTCAGGATGTCGACCCGCTTCCCTGCCCTGGTGTAATGCTCGCGGCATTTCTTGCGGTCGAGCCGCAGCTGCTCGACGATCCAATCCGACCAGGCGTTCTCGTCGAAGTCGGCCGCGTTCTCGATCCCGACCGTCGAGAAACCGCGCTTCAGTTCAAAGCCGGGAGCCTGGTCGATCGGCACCTGGCCGAACGCCATCCCCGGCAGCATCAGAAAACAGATCAGCAGCAGTAGACCTCGCATGTGTTGCCCTCCTTGGCAAAACCTGAAATGAGAGTTTGTCGACTTGCGACAAACGACAAAGAGCCAGGCGCGACCGAGAATCGGCTACGCCTGGCGAGACGAGAGACGAGATTATTTTGCAGCGTCGGCCGGTGCGGCGATCTCCGTTCCGACAACGTCGTCGGCCTTCGACTCGGTGGCCGTCGAGCCTTGGGCGATCGTGCGGCGGTTGGCCTCGCCGCCCTTCAGCTGCAGGATCGTAAACATCGAATCGAGCCAGGAAACGACCATCGCGGCCTGCGACTTCGGAATCGTGGTGCCGGCCCCCTGGCAATCGAGGTTCGTGATCTCCATCACGGTTCGGTCGAGCTGCGTCACAAATGAGACGAGCGCCCCGTTCTTGCGGCCCTGGATCTGAGGAACATTCGGATCAGCTCCGGAGAAGTCGTAAGAAAGATCGTGCTCGACGACACGACTCGACGGCATCAGCTGATCATCCTCGGTGATCGGCGCGCCGCCGTTGTATCGCTCGAGCAGCGTTTGCGTCTCGTCGGCGGCCTGCAGTTCGCGCAGCTTCTTGAGCAGATCCGTGTCGGCCTGCGACTTCTCGGTCGTCAGCACGGCGACCGACTTGCGGATCCGGCCGAGCTCGTCGGCGAGCCACAGGTTCAACGGATCGTCCCACCCGCTCGACGAATCCCATTCCCCGCGCAGGCACAGCTGCTGCCGCAATGCCATCAGTTCGGAAATGACCTGCCGGCAGCCCCAGTTCCGGACGTTCTTTCTCAATCCCGCGAATGAGTTGTTCAAGGTTGATCCCCCTTAAATTTGTTTCGACTTGGTGGCGAACTGCTCGGCCACCCACTGCAACATCGCACGCCCGACGGTTCGATCGCCGAGCGTGTTTAGATCGCCGGCGGCGGCCTTTAGCACCGCCTGCCGATACAAATCCGGCTCCGGTGGTTCGCACCGCACAGACGAGCCGTCCGCCTGCACGACGTCTCCGGAATAGTTGGCCGCCGGAGCTGCGGCTCGCGGCGGATGCGAAACGACCGCCGGCAGCTCCGGAGCCGTCGACGGAATCGAGGCCGTCGGCCGAGCCGGCGGCGTTTTCGGTTTGCGTGAAATCAGCGAGAGGATCAGACCGCAGCCGGCCGCCGCGATCGCTCCGGCGACCGGACCGGCGTAGGCCGTGCCGACCATGCCGACCAGCGGCCGCAGCAGCTTCGCGATCCATGGTTCGGCGTTCTGGTCGCCAACGTCGCCCCTGGTCGCTTCTGCGGTCTTCTCCGGCTCCCCTGGCTGATCTACGGAACTGGCCGCCGGTCGCGTTTCTGGTGCCGCTCCGGCGTCCTCGTGAGCGATTTGGGCAGCGATCGATCGCTGCCGCTCGTTGAGCACCTTCAAACCGCCTGCGACCTCGCCGACGATCCGCTCGAGCTCGAGCAGTCGCCGGTCGAACGGTTGCAGGTTGACGCCGCCGGCCGAGACGCCCGGCGGCCCTTCTGGCCCCTCCGGCCCTGGTGGTCCTGGTCGACCCTCGACGCCCGACGGCCCTGGTGGTCCCGGCGGCCCCGGAACGCGCGAAAGATCCGCCAGAGACTGGCGGACCTGGCGGAGCTGAAACCGGATCGTCTCGACGTCGGCTCGCAGAGCGTGCATGTCAGCATAGAGCGAGCCAGGATCGGCCGGCCGAGGTTGCGCGTACCCTCGCGGAGCCGCACAGCTCGGCGGCCGTTGAGTCTGGAGCGGTTGACCGTCGGCCGAGTGAATCAGGTTAAACAGGCCGATCAGCAGAGCGGCCAGAGCGAGACGTCGGATCATAGTTTGCGGTGCCTCTGATAGAGCCCCTCGCGAACGTTGAGCCGCATCAGTCCGCCCGGGTTGATTTCGTCGGTATCTCTGAACTCTTTGAGCAGCTCGAGCCGCATCTGCAGACGTGCGACCAGGTCGGAGCAAAACAGATCCGCCCCTCGGCAAACGGCCGCGAGAATCAGCCGCGTCACCGGCAGCCGATAGAAGATCTGCAGACCGGAACCGAGAGCGCCTCGCATGTCGTATTGCGTATCGTTCTCGAGGTACTCGACCAGAAAGTCGCGCAGCTGCTGCCGCTTGCGTCGTGAGAGCCGATGGCCCGGAGTGAGCCGATAGACCTCGACCCGGCCGCCGGCTTGTTTGTAGTCGTCGACGCGCGTCGCGATCCGGTGCACCTGCACGCCGGACCGAGGCCGGCCATCGAACAGGCAGTGATGCGCGCACATCGTCGTCGACTCATACCACAGCAGCTCCGGCCGCTCCTGGAAGCCGTCGGCAATGATCGCAACGTGCGACGGCGACCAGCGGAGCCCGCGCGGAGCGAACGGCCAGAATAAAATCGACGTCCAGAAAGAAATCCAGAGCGAAGCGAAGTCGCGGCCCCAACATGCGACGACGTCGCCGGCCTGCGGTTCGTAACCGTCCATTACGCCTCCCTGCTTTGGAATTGGAACCGATGCGGAGCCGAGGCCGTTGTCGCCATGACCGGCCCCGGCTCCCAAACTAACGGAGTGCGCGCTTCAGCCGGCGACCGAGTATTCCGACAGCTTCAGACCGAACTTGTCGTCGCCGCCGCTGATCACGAGTCCCGCCTCGGCGAGATCTTCGTCCGTGATCGTGCCGTCGGTCACGCCCTGCAGAATCCGCTTCTTGTCGAGCGAGAAGCTAACCGAGAGGAACTGGCCGAGGTTCGTCGAGATCCAGGCGATCGTCGCCAGGCACGCCCGGACGATCTTCGACAGCGATCGCTGCTCGAACTTCGCGAGCACGGCCGCCTCGTCGACGCCGTCGACGAACCCGATCGACTTCGGCAGCTGCCGCCAGCTGATCGTCGCGTGCGTCAACTCGAGCGACTTCTTGCCGGCCTCGAGCAGCTCGTCGCGGTGAGCGTTGCAGTAGGCCTCGACGGCCGCCTGCAGCTCTTTCGAGCGATCGGAAAACGACACGGTCGAGCGGCCGACCTTGACCAGCTGCAGCGCCTCGCAGCCGTTTTTCGCGTGCTCGATCGACTTCTTGAGCTCGGCGGCGAGCTTGCGTTTTCGCGTGTCGATGGCCGACAGTTCGGCCAGTGCGTCGTCGAGCTCCTGGCGACTGGTGATCTGCGGAGCAGCCTTGAGCCGGCGTTTCGGGAGCCAGCTCGCCGTCGGTTTGGTTTTGCGGTCCATCGCGTTTCCCCGTTGTCTGCAGGTCGAGAATCGTGCACAATGTCGCGGCCGCTGATGCGGTGCGGAAAAAACCGGCACGGAATCATCCATGATTCCGGCCGGCCATTGAGCGACGTCGACGTCGCTGATAAACGCGATTGAGTGGTGCACGACGTACCACCGCGACAACTTCGGAAGGGATTTCCGCCGAATGCAATCGGTTTCTACGTTGTCAGGCGCACCGGTTGAGCTGCCGACAAATCGCCCCCGGATCATTCTCGAGATCTATCAGGAGTGGGCCGGCCAGAACCCCGTCCGCCTCCGGCAGCTGCTGATCCTGCAGGCGATCGGCGACGGTTGGAGCCAGGCCGAGATCGCTCGCGCTTTGGGGTGCGACCGGAAAAACCTCGGCACTAGCATTAAACGAGCCCGCCGCAGTATTCGGCAATTCGCCGACGAACGCGGCCTGCTTCTGGATCCGGAGCGAAATTGAATGAGCACCGCACCGCCGGCCGGCTTGACTCTGACCCGTTTTCAGCGGCACGTTCTCTGCGTGCTGCACGCCGTCGGCCCCTGCAGCGTCGACCAGGTGGCCGAGCATTGCCGACAGCCCCGGAGAGCAGTCCGGAAAGCGATCGCCCGACTGCGGTCGGTCGATCTGGCCGACCGCCTCGAGCCTGGTCGGTTTGACATCACGAAGGGCGGTCGACTCTTACGCTCAAGAATCCTTGAGCCACCGTAAGCGATTTCGATAACTAGGCGTGCAGAAGAACACTTCCTTAGTCGTCGATCTCCGCCTCAGCTTCGAGTTCTAAACTTTCTTGAAGTTCATCGAGTTCAACGCGGAAAGCATCGTAGATCGGGATTTCTTTTCCGACGATTTCAAAGGATACGGTAAGTGCATAGGACGCTGTGCTGTCCGGGTCTTTGCTCCAACCTTGACGTCCTCTGACCGCGACGCAAAAGTCTTTAGGCAACGCCGATGAAGGTACATAAGCCCAGTCTTTTTGAACCGTACCTATTCCTCGCCGAACTCCGGACACCTGCCCAGAGTTTCCTTGTTCACCGATCGTCCATGGAAGCGTTGTTCCTTCCTTTCGAACTTCACTGTCACTCTTAATAGCACGGGAGATGAATGCGTCGAGTGGTTCGTCGGTCCTATTACTCGTCCAGTCCATCCAAACAGAAAGATACCCTCTATGAGATCGACGTGAACGGCGAGTCTCTGCGGAATAGGAAAGAGTCACTTCCACGAGAATGACGAATTCCGACCCAGCACGGCGAACTTGCGGTGGAATCGGAACCTGAAAGATGTGGCACTCTCCCTTCCTAATTTGTAGTTCATCATCGGAGATGAAAGTCGTTCTAAATTCGTCGTTCGTGGTTGCACGCGCGATGTCTGGCCGTCCATAACCGAGTCGACTCATAACGACCGCATTTTCCTGAGTCGACAGCCCTCTCGCCCAGTCGGGCCACCTTGCGGACTGAATGATCAACGCACGGTATAATAAGCACGAAGCAGTCGGAAGAACGTTTTGCAATCGGACTGCGATTCGTGTCACCTTTGGTGCTGCGAACGACGTTCCGACAATGTCGCGAGCAAAGGGCGGACCTCCATTCATCGTAGAACGAATCAAGTTCGGATAACAATCGCTGGCGTGAGGTGGAAGTGCGACGCTAGGTGGATTCCCACTTGTCCGAAGGAAGTCGCCCCCGAACTCGACGACATCCGGTTTGATCGAGTTCCACATCCCGAACCCGCTGCGGCTGAAAGCTGAGATATCCTCTGTCTGTCGAGCAAAACTCTTCCAACCGATGTCCTCAAATACTCCAGATGCGACGGATCCAACGGTGATAGCCTGCAGGCTTTGCGATGGATTCGCCAGCCTACAACAACTCTCGTTCAAGTAATCAGGATAGTCCTTACCACTGCTTACCAACTCAGTTATACCCAGCAAGGGCGCTTGTTGACTTGGTTGCAAGTTCCCGACACTCTGAATTATCAGAACATCGTATTGATTGCAAAGTCTGTCGATTTCAGCTGCCCAGCCAGACATGTGCCGAGTTCGGCAGGCGTCTGATGAATTCACCGAATGATTGAAAATCCGCGTCCTTCGAGAGCCAGTATGAAATTTCAGAACCACTCGTCGAAGCAACGCTGACGGGAGAACGGTACGCGGCAGACGATTTCTGCGATCGAGGATTCTCGCGTTCTGAATCCAGGCTTCTGGCATGAATTGGCCTGATTCTGGAATGGACTCTCCGTAGAGAATGGCACCCGCAACACGTGTTCCGTGTCCCCCGTTTGCGACGTAATCCGCTACATCGCTGTTCGAAACCTTTGGTAAGAAACAGAATGATGAGCTCTTATCAATCGCGGGACCGAGTAAGATATGCTCTTCTTGAATTCCACTGTCAATGACGCAAACAGCGGGGGCATTAGCATCGGGTGCAACAACTCGAACCGAAGCTGCGACTTCTCGAAGCTGTCTCGCGTGGGCCTGCGGCAACTCGACATCTTCAGGTTCTGATACTTCAAAAATGTACGGATGATTGAAGATTAAATCTTTCAATCCGATTGCTGAGATCCTGATGCGAATCTGGAAATCGTTGGGCAGTGTGCCATCTTCATTGTAGCCGAACGAGTCATTAAGGATCTCGCCCTTATAATGCCGAAGGAATTCCCGCACCGTGTCCTTTCGGTCCTCCCAAAGTTGGTCCCACTGTTCGTATGCGGAACTACGGGCCCGATTCCAGACATCGAGCTTTTTCGCCCATTCTCGATCACTTGATCTCTTTCCTCGTTTAGGCACCGGAGGGATTTCAATACATCCTTCGCAATTCACACTCAGATCGACAATGTATGGTTGAGTGGTATTGAGAGAAGGCAACTCTTCGAAAAGACGGGGACTCAGTATTCGTCGAAGTCGTTCCGTGTGGGAAAGGTCTTCCTGAATGCTGTGAATGGAAGCGATCCCCGCGGAACCTCGGATTTCGTCGACGAAGTTCCGAAGCTTTTTTTGGAAGAAAGATAGCGATCGGTCTTCCGATGCTACGATCACGTAACCATCTTCCTGCTCCGAGACAATCTCAAACTGAAAGTGATGACGAAGACTGTCAATGGAGAGCTTGGGATCGATCTCAAGCAAGAGGGGTATGCCACTACCGAGCGAGGGAAGATTTGCGGCCTTACGTTCAGCCTGAGTGGATTGCCAAACGCGACTTACCGTATTCGCCTGATTGCGGAGTCGTGAACTGTGCCCGCCTCGATCAGCTCGATTCTTTAACGTCTGCTCGCTGAGCTTACTGCGACCGTGTAGCCTCGCCTCGCCTAGTTGACGTCTAACTAGAGGAAGGTGCTCGAATCCGTGAGAGGCCATCGAAGAACTTTCTATTGTGCCTCTCCAGCCCCTTTGAGTTCGTCAACGGCCCGTCGAAGCGACGATTCTGTGATTGTTTTGTCTCCAGCAAGTACAGCCTCTTTCGCCGCATCTTCGGCAGCCTTCACAACCATGGCTGCGGAATACCCTTCTAAGGATGCGACGATCGATTCCCATCTCACGTCTTTAGAGACAGATAGTGCCGAGAGCCGTACCTTCAACAGTTGAGCAATCTCAGTAGGCCCCGGAGGTGGCACCATGAACACGTCATCAAAGCGACGAAATAAAGCTGGGTCAAGCGAGTCTTCGATATTTGTGGTGGCGACGAGCAGGCCCGGGGCGTCGTATTCCTCCATCAGGGTGAGCAGAGAGTTGACGATACGAGCAACCTCTCCAATGTCTTTCGAATTCACCCTGGAACGTGCGATGAAGTCGCATTCGTCGAGTAACAACACACAAGGCCGTTCCCGTGCCGCATCAAACACAGATCTGAGGTTGCTCGCAGATTCACCGAAAAACGATGAGACGAGAGCGTCAAAACGGACTTTGAGCAATGGCAGACCAACATTCCACGCTAGGCGTTTCGCTCCTAAAGACTTACCGCAACCAGGAGGGCCGTAAAGCAAAACGGTCTTTCGAGGATGAAGTCCGTAGGCTCCGAGCCTCTCACGCGCGGCGTATTCCCTTTCGATTCGCAAGAAACGAGCTTCGACATCCTTAGGCAGAACCATGTGGTGCTCGAGAGATTCACGCGGCACCAAGGTAAGTAAGGATTCGCCGTGACGTCGACTGGTCGGCAGGCTTTCAAGCGAACGAGTTGAAGAGGCTGAATTTGGAGATCTCGAATCCTTCGCTCTGTGAAGAATCGACTCCAACTGACCCGCGAGTTTCGTGTGCCCAACTTTCCTCTCGGCTTCGACGATTTTACGAGCAAGCGAGTCAAGGTCTTCGGGGGAGCCCTCTCCAATGGCTCGAACGAGTCGCTTTAAAATATCGGCGTTCATCTGCTTACCCTGCCCTGCCATCCTTGGCCCACTGGGAGATCCAATTACGTCCCATTACGAATTTCGGCATTCTGGCCTGCCATTGGCCAAAAAATGATCGCCGGTTTCGCCCTGAGCGAAACGGTAACTCTTCATTTCATCATAGAACCGAGCCCCCCCAACATTGAAGGAACTTGAGATTGCGTTTCGTATTTTCCGAAAAATATTGTCGCAAATACATTGACTGAAGTGAGTTGTGTAGTTTCTGACATTGCCGACTGGAGTCCGTACGGCAAATCTGTTCATGGTGGGAAACGTTGTTTGTGGTGGTTCGGTTTCACTCCGAATAAGCTGTGGAACCTGATTCAAGAGCTACGCATCCGCCGCCGCTGCTCGTCGAGAAACCGCTCGAAATATCGCCGGTCTCGGTAGTCGCCGTGCCACAGGTGCACCAGGTGCCCCGGCGTGCAGCCGACGGATCCCTGGCCGACGGCTCGCCGATAGCGATCGCACCAGGCGAGCGCCGCGGTCCGGAGCTCCGGAGCGGCCGCCCGCATGATCCGCGTGCGGCGCTCGTTGTAAAACGCGTGAGCCATCCACGCATCGCCGAACCCGGTTTGATCCTGGTCGAACAGCCCGCCGCATTGTTCGAGGATCTCGCGACGAGCTGCCCACGCGAAACCGCAGTGCCCGAATCGATCGCCCGCCTCGAAACATCCGCCGACCCTGGCCGAGCTATCGAACTGGCGTTCGATCTGGCCGGCCTGGTTGATCCAGTGAGCGAGCTCGAACATCTGCACGACCGGAAACCGCTGCAGCTGCTCGACGGTCGCCTGGTACCAGTCCGGATTGAGAAACAGCACGTCGGCGTCGATCCAGGCGACCGCGTCGAACTCGGCCGGCAGCTGCTCGAGCTGCTCGTTGAGCAGTCGCTCCTTCGGCCAGTCGTGTGACTCGCTGCGGCGGCCCTCGATCAGAAAGAACGGCAGCTGCTCGAGCTGCCGCGCGAACGCCTGGTAGTTCGCCAGGCGTCGCGGATCCCGCTCGAGATCGAACACACAAGAAACGACTGCGAGTTTCATGCGAGCAGCCCCCCGATCTTTCGACGGACCTCGGCCGGCGTGATTCCGGAGTTGCTTTGAATGATCGTGAAAAACCCGTTCGCATTGCGTCGGAACGCCCACCGCTCGCGATCGCCGTTCCGGTACAGATTGCAAGCCGGATCCGTCATCCAGCCGACCTCGTGTCGGCGATCGAACAGTCCGGAATGCCGAGCCGTCAGATCGTACAACGTGAACTCGGTCCAGCGATGCGTCGCGGCGAGCACATCGAGCCATTCGCCGCCGTGGACCTTGTGAAGCCGGTGACGGATCGCCCACACGATCTCGCGACAAAGAATCTGCGGCGTTACGCTGATCCCTGATTGAGTCCACTCGAGCGGCAGTTGCAACGTCGCGGCCGAGTCGCTCCACCAGTACGGATGGATCGACTTTGGTGCCACACTCACGAGCCCCCGGCCGCCTGGTATCAGATCGGCCGACGAGACCGCTTTCCGCAGCACGACGTCGGCGTCGAGCACCAGGTAAAAGTCGGTCGCGACGTGATCGGCCGCCGCCAGCTTAACGAGCTGCTGCCGCCACCATCCCGGCGAGCTGGTGACGACGCCCTTCGGCGTTGCGACGCGGCCGATCCAGAACCGCTCGTCGATCACCTCGACCGGAATCGACCGGCCAGGCAGCAGCCGATCTAGGATTTCTTTAGCCTTGCCGGCCTCGCAGACGATCAGCAGCCGGCCGAGCGAGTCGCGGTCGAAAAACTTCTCGAGTGACTCGATCAGAATCTCGGCTCGAGCGATCTCGTCGCCGTCGTGTGAGACCACCGCCAGCGGCAGCACGCAATCAATTTTCGTCATGGTTCAACCATCCTCCCGTCGCGCCGCGAAGTACTCGAGCACATCGGCCTGCAGCTGCGGCTTGCTGCCGGTCCATTCCCACAGGCCCGCCGAGCTGGCCTGCAGATCAGTTTCGGGATCGAACTGCTGATCGATCAGCAGCTGCGTCCGCTCGACGTATTTTCGGTTTGCTTTGTCGCCGTGCCACAGGTGCACGATCTCGCCGGGAACGTAGCCGACTCGACGGCCGGCTCGCGGTCCGTTGCGTTCTGCCCAGCGGATGAACGTCCGCCGCAGTGGGCAGTCGGGTTGCCCTGGCGATCGATAGCGAGTGGTCCATTTGTCCGGCGATCCGGTCCAGGCGAACGCCATCGCCGCATCGCCGCCGCCGAGGATGTCGAGATCCCACAGCCCCTCGCTGATCGCGTCTCGAGTTGCTGCCCACGCGAACCCAGTGTGATACCACTTTCCCGCCGGCACTTTGTCGGCGTGCACCTGCGACCAGCCGAACGTCTCAAGCGTGCGGTCGGCCTCGATCGCGAAACTGCGGTCGGTGTGATGGATCCGCTCGGCCATTTGGACGATCGGATACTGCTCGAGCGCCGCGATCGTGTCGCGGTACCAGTTGGGATTGAGAAACACCAGGTCGGCGTCGAGCCAAGCGACGGCGTCGAACCGATCCGGCAGAGCACCGATCGCGATATTGAGCAGCCGCTCCTTCTGCCAGAGCGCGTGCAGGTTGCGGAATCCCCGGATCCGGATCGAGTCGTCGATCGCGAAGTCGCCGGAGAATGAGAGCTCGACCGTCGTCAGTGGCCGGCCGAGCTGCTCGCGGAATCGGAAATAATTGACCCGCTGCTGCTGATAGTTCTGCGGGTTGAAATGACAGGTCACGAGAGCCAGTTTCAATGCGACTCCCCTTTCCGCCAGCACCAGATCGAGCCGGCCGGATTCTCGGCCGCCGGCACGATCTCCTTTACGGCCTGCGTCACGCCCGGCCAGGTCTTGAAGTCGTGCCCGGCGAGCAGTCCGCCCGGCTTGAGTTTCGGCATCCACGCTGCGAGATCCCGCCGCACCGCCTCGAGCTCGTGCGCTCCGTCGATGAACACGACGTCGAACAGCTCGTCGGCATACAGGCCGGCGGCGGCGGCCGAGTCGGCTTTCTGCGCGACGAGCTGCAGGTGCGGATTCTGCCAGGCGATCTCGGCGAACGCGTTGTGAGCCGTCAGGCCGGCCGACTCCTGAGATCCCCACCGCAGATCGATCGAGACCAGCGTCGAGCGACCGAGCATCGCCAGACCGACGGCCACCAGGGAGCGACCGTGCAGCACGCCGATCTCGCACCAGCGGCAGCCGGCCGTCGTCTCGGTTGCTCGATCGACGAGCCACTCGAGTTCGTCGCGTGACATATAGCCGTTGTAGCGTTCGGCCCTCGTGAGAATGTTGTGCTTATTCATGGTCGGCGAGTTTCCTTTCGTAGGTTTCGCGCAGTTCATCGACTGCGTTTTCATACATTCGTTTCGCGTCGAACTGGCCGTCGGCGTAGCCGTTCTGATAGACAAACGAGCCGGCGACGACGCCGGCATAGACCAGCGCGACGAGCAGCAGAGCGAGCCGGCCGAGCTTCGCCGCCCGCTGCCGTGGTTCGTCACTCATACGCCCCCCGTTCCCGTAGCGGCTTGAGCAGCTCGAGCTGCAGGATCTTCTCGACCTTGTCCCGAGCGGCCCGTCGCCCCGCCCCATCGACGAACAGGCTTTCGACGACTCGCTGCGCTGCCGTTGTGATCGCCTCGCGGATCCGCTGCTCTAACCAGGCCTTGGTCTCGTTGGCCTGCGTGAGCGCTCCGTTCTCGCCGGCCTCGTACTTGAACACGGTGTCGGCGATCTGCGTCGCGATGTCCTGCAGTTCCTCGGCGGATCCGAATCCGGACCGCCGGCCGGCGGCGTGCAGAGCTCCGATCGCGCTGATCACACTCAGCACCGGCGCGTCGATCCTGGCCGCGATCTCGTCGATCCGATTCCCCATCAGCTCGAGCTCGACCTCGTCGAACACCTCAGCCCGAATCCCCTCGCGCTCGAGCAGTTGGCGGTAGTGTCTATTTCTGTTTGTCTTCATTTGTTGCCACTCCCTAGTTGAAGTACTCGACCCCGGTGTCGCTCGCTGCTCCGTTGCAGCTGCTCCAATTCGGCGGCCGTCAGAAGTCCGCCAGCGTCGTCCTGGTCGACCTTGGTCGACTGCGGTTGATCGCCGGCCGATGTCGTGTCGAGCGGCTCGTCGAGCTCGTCGGCGTACAGATCCTCGTCGGTCCATTCGTCGAGCGGATGGCCGGCGGCGGCCTGCTCGCGTTCCCGCTGCTCTTTGTCGAGCTGGCGGATCCACGCCCGCGCCTCGTCCTCGTCGCAGTTGGCCGGCCTGGTGAGCCAGGTCTTGCCGAACGGATCCTGCTCGCCCCTGATCAGCTTCAGAAGCATCCCGCCGGGATTCCGTGGCCCCTTGCGGCCGAGACTGACCATCAGCGAGAAGAACGCGAGCCGGTGCGTCTCGGTGTCCTCGAGCACTCGCCCCGCGACGCATTCCCGAAACCGTAGCTCGACGGCGTGCGGATCCCGAAACTCGCGTCGCTCCACTTCCCCCCGGAACCGAAACAAATTCAAAGAACCATCCGCACTAAATGGTTTTCTTTTCATTTGGTCGGGTTGGTTCTTGGTTGGTTCTATAGTGGCGCGAACATGATCCCCCTGATCCCCCCTCGACGGTGCGCAAACCCCTTTATTTACAGCGTTTTCGCCTGATCCCCCTGCCGTCGAACGTGATCCCCCTGATCCCCCTCGGTGATCCCCCTGATCCCGGTTCGTGATCCCCCTCGTGAGAGGTGAGCCAGGATCAAGTCGCCGCCGAGGTTCGGAGACGATAGGAGCGGCGGCCGACTCCGGAACTCGATCGAGCAGCGGAGCCGAATAGATCCCGCGAAAGTCGATCGAGTAAAGATGCGTCCGCCATTCGGAGAGCTCGACCGATACATATCGAGCGCCCTCGTCGCGGATCGTGCGGAGCCGCCGCTTGATCGTCGCGAACCCGACGCCGAGAGCGTCGGCGAGCTCGCGTTTCGACGGCTCGAGCAGAATCTCGCCGTCGTCGCCCTGGAGCCATCCTGCGCCCCGCTGGCGAGACTGGTGGAAGATCCGCACCAGAGCTCGCAGCAGATCGCGTTCGGCCTCGTGTATGTCCGCAATTCGAGAAACAATCGACTCAAGCGTCGACAGTTCGAATGCGAACTGCCGTTGCTGAATCATGCGATCGCTTTCGCGTCTGGTGTCGTGGTCGGTGTCGTTTCTGGATCAGCGGGAACCGCCGCAGCTGCTGCGGCGGCGTCCTGGATCTGGATCCAGATTTCCTCGCGGTGAATCAGAGCATCGGCCGGCGCTTCGAAGCCGAGACGGACCTTGTCGCCGCGTATCGCGACGATCGAGACCCACAGCAGTTGACCGCCGAGTGTGACCGAAATCCGTTCGTGTTGCTTCCGTGATAAAACGAGCATTTCTGCTCCTTCCTTGATCGAGTTTTCATTCTTGAAAGTTTGTCGGCTCGACCTGGCGTCGATGGGCATTCGCACCAGGTCGGCCGACGCCCTGCGGCTCCACTGCCGCAGGGTTGTCTGCGTCATCGCGGCACCGCTTCCGGCTCGCCCGTCGCATTGCGGATGGCCTCGCTCGCCGCTCCGGTCCGGCCTCCCCACAGTTGCACGAGCAGGAAGCTAACGGCCTCCTGGTTGCGGCAGTCGAGGCCGATCAGGCAGTCGTCTTCGAGCCAGGCCCGCAGATTGGCGAGCGCCTTGCGCCCTCGACTGCTCGCCTGCAGTTGCTCGATCGATTCACCGATATGCCGATCGGCGGCTTGTTCGATTGTTTCCATCATGGTTTTTGCTTTCCGGTCAAATGAGGTGATGAAATGAATCAGCGTTGAGTGATCACCTTGGGTTGAGAGAAACGGGTTAACGGTCGCGACTGGTGGCGACTTCGGCGAGCTTGATCACCTGGCGGGATCGATGCAGAAAAACCCGCCGCAGTGCGTCGAACATCGTGTCGCCGGCGTCGGTTGCGACCCGATAGCCGCGCGCGGCGTTCTCGCGGCTCGGCGTCCATGATGCGGCGTAGCGCGGCAGTCGCGTTGAGCTGCCACGGTCGACGACCTGCACGTCGCCGGAGAGCTGCAGAGAGCGTAGGTACGCGTTGCAGTGGTCGGCCGGATCCGGCAGCAGTACGAGCTGCGGTGCACTCCGGATATCAATCGGCTCGCCTGGAACGGCAAGCATTGTGGTCGATGCCATCGGCGTTGATCCTTTCGAGAGAGACAGAGAATCGACCGGCCGCTGCCGGCCTGATGAATCAGTGCGAGAACTGCTCGACCGGCGGGTGCTTCTTGCCGACGTCCTGCATCCACTGATTGAACGCCTGGTCGATCAGTTCGCCGAGCAGTTCCCGACCGTGCTCGTCGTTGCCGATCCGATGCCACGCGAAAGAGTCGGCCTCTTCCCAGCGTTCCGAGAGGGAGTCGTATAGCGAAGAAAGCAGATAATCAGCCGAGACGAAATCGGAGAACCGAAACGGCCGCACCGACGGCTCCACGGCCTCGCCGAGCTCGCGAATGATGTCGAGCCGCTCGTCTAAAACCGATCCGGCGTATCGTTCCCAGTGGTGGCCGTTCCGATCCCAATAGGCGACCCGCCCGTCTTTCAGCCGCCCGCCCCAGTGAAACTCGTCGTCCTCGCTGCGAGCGTAGTACAGAATCACCTTCTGACCGTTTTTGAGCAGAAACCACTTCGGAGAATGAAAGGCTTCCAGTTGATACGCCATCGGAGCGACCTCCTTAAAATCGAGAGACAGAGAATCGACCGGCAGCGTGCCGGCCTGGTGAGAAATGGCGGGAGCCGGATTTGAACCGGCGTCTCGGGGTAATGAGCCCCGCGAGCTAACCTGGCTGCTCCATCCCGCGAGACGTCCATGCCACAGGCGCAACGAAAAACGGACCCGCCTTGACACTAGGCGAGCCCGTTTGCGCAACGTTTCGCCATCCTGCGAAACGGTAAGTCGAGTTGAGATCAGTCGAGCGACCGGAACCGCGACGGCAGCGGCAGCGCGAGCACGGCGTCGAGCACTTTGTTCGTCGGGTTGTAGTAGTTCTGCGCGTTGACGCCGCCGAGCCGATGGCCGAGGATCCACTCGCCGACGCCCCGGCTTAGATCCTCGTAGGCCGTGTTGCAGGTCTTCCGAAAGTCCTCCATGCGTGCTCGCTCCGGCAGAGCAGCCGCCGCCCGCAGCTGCCGCCAGTTGCGCAGAATCGTCGATCGGTTCGAATAGTCGAACCGAGGAAAGAGACGTTTCGAGCGGCTGCTCTTTCGCAGCTGATCGAGGTGTGCTCGCGTGCTGCGATTCAACGGAATTCGCTGCAGCTTGCCCGTCTTGCTGGCCTGGAATGAGACCGCACCGAACGGCCCGAACTCGAGATCGATGTCGCTCCACTCGAGGCCGAGCAGATCGTAAGTCCTCGGTCCGGTCGAATAGTGGAGCACAAAGATCGTCCGCCAGATGATCGCCGCATTCCGTGCCGGCCAGCTGGCCGAGCCGGCGGCGTCGTACAGTCGATCGAGCTCCTCGTGCGAGAAGACGAACGGCAGTTTCTGCTCCTCCTTGAGCCGCTTCGGTAGCGGGAAGTAGTCGCAGAGACCGAGCCCGCCGGGATTGTGCGAATCCTTCGGCCAGCAGAGCCGGATCAGCGGAAAGAGCGTCCGAAACTTCTTGTTGATCGTCGCCGGCGATCGCAGTCGCGGCGTCGAGATCTTGCTGCGGCGGAACTTCTCCTGCCGCAGCTGCTCGCGGAATTCCACCAGCGTTGACCGCGAGAGCTCGCTCGCTGGTGGGTTGCCGGTGAGCCGTTCCCAATCGTTGAGAAGCGACTCGTATTCCTCGATCGTTTTCGGTGCGTGCTGCTGCAGCTCCGGCCGCACATGCTGGTCGAAGATTTGCCGCAGCGTTGGTGCCGGCCAGTTGGCCGGCGGCGTTACTCGGGTTGTGGCAAAGGTGGGAGAGTCGGGCGAGTAGATGCGCAGAGCGGTCAT